TCAGCGCCTGAATGCGCCACATCATGGTGTCCTTGAGAACGAAGCGGTCGCTGATGACCTCCCCGGATGGACCCTTGTATCGCAGGGTTGCGACGCTGTTACCGCTCTTGTCCAGACCGTCATCCTTGCAGGAGTTGACGATGACAGTGTATTCGCCGGGGCCGGCAAACGGCTTCACTTCGGCTTGGGAACGATCGACTTTGAATTTCATGTGTTGTGTTGTGTTTGTTATTCGGACTGACGCATCGCCCATGTGGGCAACGAAAGGGTTTGAGTTGTGGATGGGTAGCAGGGCCAAGAGTTCAGTTCCTGGCACTCGATGAATGTCTTGAGTTGTTCATCGATGATTGAATGTCCGACATCGATGGCCAACTGATCAAGCTCGTAGCAGGCGACACCGTAGGGAGCTTCCTTCTCAACGGCGATGAACACGAATCGATTGATGCCGGTGATGCGTTGGTACCAAGCGGCTTGGACGTGGTAGCGGAACTGAGCGCAGGACTTAGCGAACGCGCTTAGCGACGCATCCTGAGTGGTTTTGACATCGATGATGTAGTCCTTGGCGAGGCCATCGATGCGAGCCTTGACCTTCACGCCATTCCACGAGTCGAAGCACGAGACCTCGGTCTGGATTCCGTTGAGTAGCGGCGCTGCGGCAGGGTGAGCGTGAACCGCGGCTGCGGCTCCGGTGATGTTGTCCCACTGCTCTTGATTGAGCGGTGTCAGTCCAGCGGCGATGATGGCCTCGTAGGCTGCTTTGCCGTCCTTGGTGCGGCGATCTCCGGTGAATACCGCGTAGGACTTGGCGAACAGCTCAGGCTCAAGGATCGCCATGTGAACGGCGGTCCCGAACTCCAGAGCGGGGGACGACTCGTTCTTGGTCGTGCCATCCTGCCAAGCGCGGAAGTGGGCGGGGGACCGCCTGAACTGATCGAGGCCGGACTTGGAGAGGGCCTTGGTGCCGTGGTAGATGGCCGACGGCATGTTGTGGATTACCTCGGTGCTCACGGGGTCACCTCCGGGGTCACGACGGTCTCAGGCGTCACGATCAGCGGCAGCTTGCCGAGGATGAGGTCAGGCTTGCTGATGTACTTGCTGGCGAAGGTGTCATCCAGATCGCGGAAGGTCTGGCCTTCCTTAATTCGACCGGCCTTGAGCAGCAGCGCGTTCACATCGGACTCGCGTGACTCGAAGAGTTCCTCCAGCTTGGCCAAGAGGTCGAAGCTCTTGGTGGGAGCGACAGGCGTCTCAGCAATGGCTGGCTGGAAGTCCTCGGTCTCCTCAGGGGTGTAGATGCCGGCCACCACTTCAGGAGCGAGCATGCGGATCGCTTTGCTGATGCAGCGAGCGCGGAGCATGGCACCAGGATCCTTGGCCCACCCGGAACCCGGCTTGGCGGGGAGGAGACCGGCGAGCTTGGCGTCCTCAGTAGAGAACCCGATCTCGCACTGGTTACCATCATAGGACCAGACAGCGATGGCTGCCTTGGTATCGAACTGCTTCCACAGCACCTTACCGCCGCGAGCGCGGTAGCCGGCCAGCATGGCATCGGAGCGCATACTGAGGGAGCCGTTGATGATGTGGTATTCCCGGCGGAAATCGAACGGGGTCTTCTTCTCGGCGGCGCATTGCCACGCGATGAGCTTTCCCTGTTCGACCTTGGTGCATCCCAGCATTCCGCTGGCTGCGATCCACTCGCCCATCTTCTCGATGGCGGTGATGGGGTCTGCGATCTTGCTGTACATCTCGGAGGATGCATCAGCGGTTGTCGTTGCGATTGCGTTCATTTGCTGTTGTTTCGGAGTAGTTGCTCGATGACGTCGGAGCGAACACGGATCGTGCGCTTCGTTGCCTTCATGGCTGGAAGCCGACCATCCCTGATCCATCGACGCACCGTCTCGGGATGAGTCCCGAGGGTCTGTGCGATCTCTTTGATCGAGAGTAGTTTTACGCTCACGGGGAAGAAGTTACCCCGTGTTGCCGAGTGTTGCAAACTATTTCTTGCGGAAATTATTCCTCGAAGCCTCGACGGGGAGCGACGGGCGTCAAAGTCTGGCCGGATTCTCGCAATTCCTTGAGGAATCTGAGCTTTCCGAGCTTGAGTCCGTTGTCGTAAGCCTCGGACAGCAGCTTGATGCGAGCCTCATCACCGCGCTGCTGGTAGGCACCGCTCATGAACGCTCTTTCGGAGAACTTTCTGCGGTAAAACCCGACGAGTTGAGCGTATCGGTCGTACTGCTCAGGAGTCATCCGCTCGAACGTCTGGTTCTTGTAGGTGAGCTGCGGATTCGGCACTGACGGGAGCGCCTTGTTGTCCGCAGTCCTGCGCCACACGCGGTAAATCGAGGCGTTCAGCGGGTCGGCATCGATCTCGCGGTTCTTGGCGAACGAAAGGAACTGGTACACCCACGGATTGTTGCCCTTTGGTGTCTGCTCAACCGCTTCTCCCCACAGATCACGGCGCACCGGCATCGCATTCGGATCCTTCGTGCCAGGGATGGCCAATCCAAGGGCTGCGAACCGCTGGTTCAGCTCGTTCACGGTGTCTTTGATAATGCCTTCTCCGCCCGTGACGGGCAGGTACTCGCGTTCAGCGCGGCGAATGGAACCGAGAGTAGATGGGGCGACTGGGGATGCAGCGGTAACCGCCAGATTCTTCACAAACCGCTCAAGCGAAGCGCCCGATTCCTCGGACATGAGCTTGATCAGATCGCTCGTTCCCTTGAGGAACTGCTGCTCCATCACGAAGTTGATGCCAGACAGAGCAGACCCCTTTCCGAGGGCGAAGAAGTCAGGTTCATCGGTGCGTGAACGCTCGGCGATACGCTTCGAGGATCCGACAATGATGCCAAGAGCGCCCATGGTTCCGAGGGCTGACAAGTCTTTGACGGTGTCCCCCGGCTGGAAGCTAGGATCCTGACCCGAAGTCAGGCGGCGCAGGGCCGACACGTTGAGAGTTCCGGGAGGCATGACGCCACCAGATTTGGCCAACTCACGAGCCTTGTTGGTCTCACCAGGAGTGTCGAGGTTAGGGGTGATGATCCCCTTGTCGTACAGGTAGGAGAACGCCCCCATCACCATGCTTCCAACGATGAGCCGGCCAACAGCCTGCTCACGGTCGCGCACACTCATGTTGCCCCAGTCTCTAAGAACGCCAGCAGGAGTAAACTGCAATGCCTCAGCGGCGACGTTGATGGGCGTCTTCTGGAAGAGCGAGATCAGGCGGTACGGGACGTATCCAAGAGAACCAGTCTCCTGTTTGATGAACCGGTTGATACCGGCCACCATGCGGGTAGCGGAATTGTCCTGCTGGAACACCGACCGAGCGGCCTCGGTTTCGATCGTGTTGATGTCATCCGCGGTGAATCCTTTGCGCCCATTGGCACGAGCCTGATCAGAGATCAGCGCAAGCTCAGGATCCTTGAGTGCCAGCTTGATTTGACTTTCGGTGAGACCGCGCATGCGTCCCAACTCAGAGACGATCGCCGCACGGTTGGCCTGCTTGAACGGGATGTCGGTCGCCTGAGTCAGTCTCAGCATGATGTCAGGCATCACGCCAACGGTAGCCTCAACAATATTGCGGACCACGTTGCCTCGGTACTCACCGGACATGGCCTCGTACAGATTCTTCCACGCCCGCTGGAAGTTGAGCGGGTTTCCGATGCTTGTTCCCAGTTCGTATGGGTTGGCGTTGGAACCCCTGAGAATCGCTTTCTGTGCAGCGGGCAAAGATTGTCCAAACGCCTTGATACGATCGAGCAACCGAGACCTGTAGTTGTAAGCGTTGTTCTTGCTACCAAACAGCGCCATGTCGATGAGCGACGAGGTAAGATCGGCGGTCTCACGGAGTGGCAGGTTGATGGCGTTGCCGACCACGTTGCGAACGATGGAGATCGGGGCCATGACCGATCCCTGCACAAGCGACACGAAGAGATCAGCAGCGGACGAAGGATTGATCCTGGCGATCGTCTCGTTGAGAACGACATCCGCTTCCATGCGAAGCGTGTCGGCCACGTTGATGCGGTCCAGTGCGCTCTGGATATCGGATGGTTTGTTGCTTCCAAAAGCGGTGCGCCCTTCAACACGGGCGGCGGTCGCAGCGTCCTGAGCGATCTTGTACTGATCCATCGCAGTGCCGAGCTGATCGGCCTGCTTCGGAGTCATCGGCTTGCGCTTGTTCTGTTCAAGCGACTTGGTGACGAGTTGAATTACGCCCTCACGACTGGCCGACTTGAGGAGCTTGAACTGGTTGATGAGCTGACCCCAAGTGGTACCGCTCTTTGAAAGCGACAGCGCAGTTTTACTCGCACCATCCATGTCTCCACTGGCGATCTGGCGATTGAACTGCTCCATCCCCGAGATAACCCGAGTGTTGGATTCCGGATCGATGATGTCTGCGGCCAGTTCACGGTCGCTCTTGATGGAGGCTCGGCTGGCTTCATCACGAACGGATTGCTCGATGTACTGTGCTTCTGGAGAACCAGCAACCACACGCCTTACCTCGGAAGGAACCTGCTCTGAAGCAGCAACACGCTCCGCGAACTTGCGTGTCTTCTCTTCTCCGCGTTGAAAACGGAAACTACCCGAATCTCCGGTTTGTGGATTTTTAACAAAAACCGTATTCCCTATCTGAACAGCCTCATCCCCTCCTAAAATTGGGGTCACACCGTCAGCTCTGTCGTAAAAGTATGAATGCCTATCAGGATTGAATCCAACTTGAGTCCAAGTGTTTATGTCGCTTGGAATTGTTTGCAATTCATGCTTTATCCCTTTTGCGACGATAGCAGGGTTCTTTGCAGCACCAGCACCTATCTTAAGTGACTGTGTTTCCATTCCTTTCGTGGGAACCATTTTGATGTTCCTGACACGAATAAACGGCTCGTATGTAGTTATATCTCCACTTGTTCCTGTTACTACGCCAACACCAAAATCAGTCATCGCAGGAACGTCCTGTCTAAGCGTCATTTCAGATCCAGCAGGTATTTCGTTTAACTTACCAACATTAGCTTTTTTCCTCGGATCACTAAGCGAGTCTCGAATTGTTTTAAAATCTGGAAGTGATTTCGTTGAAAACTCAGCAACTTTTCTAACCGGAATATCTCGGTTTATTGCAGCCTGCAACGCCTCTCTGTCCAGTGTTCCTCCAGCTTGAAGAGCCTCAAGTTTAGCTCTGACATCTGGAGAAAAGATTCTGCCACTTTCCATCATTTCGGCTTGTGAGCCAGGAGTAGATTGCTTGAATCTTTCAAATGCAGCAGCTCTACGCTCTGAAATGGTTTGAGGTTGCTCATCCCTCTGCATTCGCTGCTCAGTAGCCTTCGGAGCAGCAACACCCTTCCATGGCACCGCTTCCGTGCTGGCGTAGTGAAGCCAAGCGATAGCGTCATCCGGTGAGAGTCGGCCAGTGACGAGTTGCTTGGTGGACGCCTTAAACGCTTGGAACCACGAGCGGAGTTCGCTGCGGTTGATGTTCGGTATCTGTTCACCGAACGCTTGGATGACACCTTCTTCGAGAGCGATCTCTCTGGCCCTCTGCGGGCTCATAAGACCCTGATCGACCTCGGCCTGTCTTGCGGCCATCTCAGACTTGAACGCGGGCGTGTCGATCGCCGTTTCCAGCAAGGACTTCCGCATCGAAGGGTTCGTGACTCCACGAAACACATCGTGGCCAATCTCGTGAATAGCGGTATCCGGTGTGGCCATCAACGGGTTGACGCGAACAATACGGTCTCCAGTGTCCGGATTGACCATGTACACACCGCGAACCTCTCTCGAACCGGAGTAGGCTCGATCAAGTTCGATCTTCAAACCTCGGCGAGCAGCGATCTGTGCAGCGGCATCGATATCCGCTTGGCTGATTCGAGGTTCACCTTCACCGCGTTGGAAACGGCTGTAGATGTCGTTGTAGATCTCGCGGGCGGCAGCAATACCCTGCTTGTTGCGTCTCTTCTTTTGCTCGTTGAGAAGCTCCTGAGCAGCCATGCCCTCTTCCATGAGTCCGGCTTCTTCGTTCTGTTTCTGGATCGTCTCAGCCTTAGCAACGTCCTCTAAAGCGGGACGCATCCAATCAGGCATCTCCTCAGTCTTAACAGCCTGATTTTGTTTTGCAGCGTTCTCGTAAGCGTCCTGAAGCGCGTCTTGGCTCTGCTTGGCTACGAACTCAGGCAGAGTTGTCGGATCGTTGATGACGCGAGCGACATCAGGATCGTTGGCCAACTCATTGATGCGTTCACGAGGGATCTTGATCTTAACACTTTCAGCCGCTTGCTTGATGAGATCAGCAGTCGGTTCGGTCTCAGACTTCCACCAGTTGGCGTATTCCTTTGCAGCGCGTTCTTCACTGACAGGTCGATTGCGCTGATCCATCTCAGTTCCAAAGAACTGCTCTGGAGCAACTTTTTCGCGCCCGATACCAAGCCGTTCTTCACGCGGTGTAACAAACTCTTCTGGCCTTTCAGCCATCAGCCGAGCGCGTTCCAAATCGGTCTTCTGTGCTTCGGGAACTTCCGGAAGATCGGGCAATCCCAGCTTACGCCCAAGTCGAGTCGGTCGATTGAACAGGGTTCCGATAGCAGTTTCCGCAGCAAACTCAGTGGGCGAGAACTCTCCACCTTGAGCAACCTTGAGAGCTTGGCCAGCGGCTGACTGAGCAATGTTGGCTGCGACGTTAGACGCAGGAGCAACGAACTCAGGTCTCGTGACAGCCTCTCGTAGAGTTGTTCCACGAACTGTAGGACGAAGCAGGCCACTCAATCCCTGAGTGGTTGGACGCATGGTGAGCGCAGTAGGTGCAACTCCACCAACGAACGAAGCAACAGGCTGCTCTTCTTGCGCTCTGGCAATCTGCTCAATCGCTTCGGGAGCGTACCTTTCAAGTGCAGCCTCCTGAGCTTTTCCGGTGAGGTATGATCCACCGAATCCGGTAACCATGCCGCCGATGACAGATCCGATTGTAGATCCGACAGGGCCACCAAAAGGCGCACCTGCAATAGCGCCAACCTTCATGCCAGGAACAGCAGCAGCCAAGCCACCGAGACTTGGAAGGGTGCTTGCAGCGGCTGATGTCAGCGCAGCTCGCGTCTTGGACATCCGCTCGACGGGGTTTTCGAAGACATTGCCTTCGGCGTCGATGTCGTAGACCGTAGGATCAAGGCCGTTTTTCTCCAGCCAGTCGCGCTGTTCTTGAGTCATGGTTTACTTGTTGAACGGAGATTCGTACATCACACCTTCTTGCTCACGATACCTACGCTTTTGCATCGCTTGATTCAAAGCGTCCATGACAGCTTGGTTCTGAACCTCTTGAGGAAGTTGGCCAAACTGACCAAGGTACTGGTTCAGATTTGATTCAACCACTTTGTACGGACGGGTGCTCAATCTGGAAGCTCCGATCTGCTCTGGCTGAACACCAAGTTCACGGGCGATGTTCTCGTACATTGGAATCATCAGAGGGTCAGTTGATCTCGTATACGGAACACGGCCAGATTCAGCGGCTAACTGCTTGGCCTTGCGATTATATTCCTCCATGAGGAACGGACCAAACATCGGCTGTTCGGTTTGAGTAGGCATTGCAGTAGTGCTTGGAGCAGTAGTCCTACCACCGCCCGCAGCAGCACCTCCCCCAAACCGACTGACTTGAGCAGCACCTTGAGCCGCAGCCGGTCCTTTGGGAAAAGTCTTCGGAGCGCCCGCAGATGGAACACCGCCCATTGCACCTTGTTCCATTCCATAAGCCTTGCGAACTCTTCCAAGAAACTCCTCTTGTTTTTCGATTGGATAGCCAGGAGGGAAGTCAACAAGAGGTCGAGCGTTTCCAAGCTCGTCGTAAGTAGCCCTCACTGAAGGCTCGATGTCCTTGGTTTTATCAGGTTTGGCAACAGTGATGTTCTGAACCAGATCAGGATACTGCTCCATCAACTCCTTGCGAGTTCCGTACACCACGCTTCCGCTCGGAGTCATAAGCTGCATGGTGGTTCCTTTAGCGGCTCTTTCCTTAGCGGAAATAGCTGCTTGAGAAGCAGAAGCCATGCGTTCAAGAGCAGCCGTATCAAGTTCAGCAATCGGGGTGGTGAGACCCTGCTGTTCGGCAAGCAATTCAAGCGGGCCACGATCAACGGACAAAGCACCGATCAGTTGAGACCTGCGAGTGCTCTTGGCCTCATCTTCCTTCTGCTTCTGTTCCTTTGACTTCTCGAAAGCTGCCATCTCACGAAGCGTGTCGATGTCAGGATCTCCGAGATTGTATCCACGGGATCGGAGATAGCCGCCGAGTTCAGGGCGAGTGCGCTCGATTTCTTTCTTGATCTCGTCTTCTCGTTTAGCGGCCATACGGGCAGAGATCCGCTCGTTCTCAAGATCACGCTGCTGCTGCTCAAGCAGTGAAGCTCTGGCCTTGTTGCGCTCGCGGATCTGCTCGTTGGTACCAGTGAACTCGCCGGCCAGACCGCCGGTCAGCATGGTCAGACCCTTGAGCAGCGGATTGATGCGCTGCTTGGCCTTCTTTTCGAGGTCGTCTCTAATTTCTTCTGCTGATTGTGTAGCCATAGATCGTTAGCTCTGTTCGTTGAGGATTGACCGGCGGGCCATGCGACCGCCCATGCTTCGCATCGCCGCGGCGAGGATCTCCTCGGGATCGTAGTTGATGTCGCGGAAGTACCTGCTCGGAGCCATGTCCCGATTGCGAGTCAGCACGGGGTTGACCGGAAGCTCGGGCAACGGAGTCGTAATGACTGGCCTGCTCAGCACCGAGGCACCGGGGAGTACGATGGGGTTGCGAGTGGTCGTTGACGGAAAACTGGTTGTGGGCTGTAAGGTGAATTGAGGTTTATCCAACGGGATCAACCCTGGAGTGATAGGCTTGCTCTCTATAGCGGGGCCGGCAACACCAGTGTCCTCTATGTAGTAAGGCTTCTCGCCTCCTTGGACGGGGTTTGTGACAACGCCTGAGAAAATGTTGGTATTAACATCTTCCACCTTTGGGAGAGGTGTCTCAGGAAGAGGATTCACCGGAGTGGGTTCCGATGGTCCCTGAAGATTCATCCCGCCTTCCCTGATGTACCTTTCCCTGTTTTCATCGGTTATCAGGCTGGTTCCAGAGTCTTCTCCCTCGCTGCTGTATGTCGGTTGTTGAGATACAGGAGGCGAGGTTGGCTCAGGAGCAGGCGATGAAACCGGAGTAAACGTCTGGATATTGCTCAGATCCAAAGCGGGACGATTGATTTCCCACCACCTTGTTGGCCCACCAGTGTACGGAGTCGGTTCAGGAGTCGGTTCAGGAGTCGAGTAGTAGCTCAGCGGATCTACGGGAGGCTGAGCGTATCCGGATCGAGTTACTGGTCCGAACTTAGGGGTTGGAGGGGTCGATAGATCGACTGCTGGCCTATTGTATTCCCAGTCATCGATCTGCCAGTCCCAGCGATTCCCAGCGTTATCGACATATTCATCTCCAACTCGAAGTCCACCCGTGCCAGGAATGATTGCTCCCCATGGCAGATACTGGTCGCCGGCAAGATATAGCCTCTCAGACGCCTGATTCGGACTTGATGAATCCGTTCCAGATCCTGACGTATCTGTGCTGGTATCGTTTGCCATTGATCAGGCTTTCGGGATGAGGCTCTTGATTCGACCGAGCATCCAGTTGGCCACGAGCTTCTTGGTCTTCGGCTTGTCCTTGATCCACTTGGCGAACTTCTCGGCATTGCTGTCGTAGAAGCTCTTGAACCACTTGGGACCAACAAGTTCCTTCCAGAAGTAGAACGCCTCCCACTGATCTGGGATGCACTCGCGGGCCACGTAGCAGCCGGCAAGGCCGAATCCGCTGAATGCCTGACCGAGGTTTCCGATGCTGCTTGTGACGCCCTGAGCAATGGCAAGAGGAGAATTGGCCTTCGAGGCTTCAAACGCGTTCTGAGCGTTCTGTAGTGCGAAGCTCGAACCCATCTGCATCGACTGAGCTGGACTTGCCATTTGCATTCCCTGCATGAGCTGAGGAACAGCAAATGGCGAAGCGCCCTGTTGAAGACCTCCAAGTTGAGAAGCCTGCGAAACGATCGGCTGGAGTCCCAGGGCAGACTGGATGTTGGCAATGTTCTGCTGGCGACTGGCCTGCTGCTGCTGCTGCGCGGCCATCTGACCGGCGAAGCTCTGCTGCATCGCAGTATTCCGCTGACCGGTGGCCGCGAGGATGTTGTTGAACGCCTCCTGCGCCTGACGATTGGCGACATCGCTCGTAGTCTGGCCGCTCTGGAGCAGACCAATGGCTTGCTGCCGGCGCTGCACATCCGCGTTGGCGATCGCCTCGTTGACGGCGCGAGCCTCACGGAAAGCGGACAGGTTGCCGAGGATGTTGCCGGTAGCGGTTCCGCGGGCGCGAGCGGCTTGCTCGGCAGCACGGATCATCGTGGGATCGAGAGTGCCAGCCTGAGCAAGACCGGCTCCGATCTGGCGCTCGAGATCGCTGCGGATGGACTGTGCGTAGCCGGTATCCTGCGGGCCAGTAGGCATGCCCACGCGCTCGTAGGAAGGAGCGGCAGGAGAAGTCTCAGAGATGGGAGCTTTGCTGATATCGCTTAGGAACTGGGAATAGAGACCGGGAGTTCCGGGTCTTCCATCGGCAGCAGCAGTGCCATACCGCTCGGGATCAAGAGCCTGAAGCTCTTTAAGCCGTTGTTCGGCGAACTTGGTGCCGTACAGTTGAGACGCCTCAAGCTGGCGTTGGGCTTGAACCGGAGCAAGATCAGCAAGCGCTTGGCCGATAGCTTTGGTCAGCGCGATATCTGATGTCTTGCTAAAATCAACCGTTCGGAACTGACCGGTTTCCTTTCCATCCTTGTAGATTGGAACTTGGACTGTCTCTCCAATCCGGGATGCTGCCTCAATCTCGCGCTGGAGCGGAAAAGTTTCAATTCCGGCCATAACCGCTTCCCGGTTGGCCGCTGCCATATCTGGTGCTTTATATGATCCGCCCATAGGAAATCCTTCGGTTCATCAGTAGTTTGGAGTACCTGTCAAAATCGTACAAACGGGAAATGCCTTTGCGGAACCCACCCAGCTTGGTGACGTTCTTCGAGCACAGCCCCATCATGGCCAACCAGAGTGTCTGAACCGCATATGGCTCAGCACCAATAGCGATCTCGATCCACGCGATGTGACCGTCTGGGAAGTTGTTGTTCAGATCCTCGGACTCCTCTATCGAGTTGAGAAATCGAACAGCCCCTACGCCAACGCACTTACCATCCTCGTTCTTCACAATTCCGATCAGCTTCTTGGCATTGAAGATTCCAATCCAGTTGAGCAACTGATCATCGTTCCACGTGGAACAAGTAGGCCAATGTTGTCTCAGCAGTTGTGCCGCTTCGATGATGGTGGGATGTGCGGTCATTGCTGAGGACGCACAGAATCAACAAAGCCAGAAAGTATCGTGGACTGGAGACTCAACCGGCTTCCGCTGGTCGTGTTGATCTTGAACTGGATGTTGTTCCAACGTCCTCGGCTGATGAGGTTGTAAGCCGCCAGGAACTTCTGGGTGCTCGGGATGCTGATCGCTGGATCAATCGAGGTGAACGTCCCGCTCATGTTTGTGGCGTATGAGAGCGAGGCACCGATGCTCGAAGCGTACGGATTATCAAGCGCGATCTGGATGCTGTATCCGATCTTGTCCGGAATGGGTTCCCCGAGGTTGTACGCCTTGGTGATGACCGTGGATTGGTAGGTGCTACCGCCGTCGAGGTAAGCAGACTGCTGCACGGGGCTGAGGCGGGTGTTGGGTAGGTAGTCGTTGAAAGACCAGACTTGGCC